TCAAATGCGCCAAAGGTTCCCAGTTTCAGGTTGTTTGTCGCCACTTTCGCATTGTGGTACATCACATTCAGGTCTTTTGCATCTGTCTGGATGTAGAACGCTGCCAGCAGGTTATTCCCCCCGTCTCCGGTCAGGGCAACGCCCTGTGGCAGTGAAGATACCGGCCAGTAAAACGCCATAACATACTGGTTCGCAGCCAGCACTCCCGAAACCTTAAAGCGGCAGCGAATCTGCCCCCCTTTCTGTAACAGAGCCGCACCGTTGCCCGCGGCGTACTCCAGCACCCAGCTGCTTTTACCGGCTTCCTTGGTCAGCTTCACTGCCTTACCTCCGGTTCCCTCCGCATCGCTGACCACTTCTGCCCTGCCGCCACTGGCTGACCATCCCTGTACTTTCAGGCTTCCCTCTGACTCGCTGGCAAGGTAAGAGAGCAGTGTTGTGACGCCTGTGGCTTCTGCACCGGAAGGCGATGACGGGCGCACCTCTGATACTGTCGATGATGCCCCCGCGTTTAGCGCCACTCTTCCCGCATGGCGCAAAATCGCCGTTGCCAGACGGTCGGAAATAATCCCGCGGCGAGCCCATGAACTGAAATGGCTCGCCCTGTCCTGTGACGTCCAGGTGGCTGAGCTGTCACGCCATTTCGAACCGTAATATCCGATACCCGGAATGTCCGGGTCTTCTTCCGGTTTGTTCGTCGGCACATTCACCCCGTTCTCATCCGTCATGAACGGTACGAAATGGATATTCTTTTCCGTTTTGTTTTTATAGCTGCCATACACCGTCTGGTACGTGGATTCGTTCTTCTGCTTCCAGAAATACGTCGTGTCCCCGCATATCCAGGGAACACCGCCAGCAGAGCCACCGACGCACTGGCCTGCCATATCCGCCAGGTCTGCACGGAATTTATCAACCAGCGCACCAAACTGTGCGGCGTGATTTGCCGGCGTACCGCCAAAATCAAATTCCCCCTGCATCCACACCACGGCAAACAGCACATTTTTCGGATTCTTCTTCAGTGCTGCTTTTGTTCGACCGATAAGGTCCTTATACAGCGGCTTGTCCACACCCCAGCGGGTTGAATTCTCCGAGGCACCACTCGCGTCACTGTATGTGCCATCGGCTCCGGTGGTGAACGCTGAACCACCACGACAGCACGGAACCAGCAGAATGCCCGCATTCGCCGGTATAAACGGCAGCAGTTTTTTGGCGATATGCAGCCCCTGCCCCACGGTTCCGTACTGCCCCTTTGACAGGTCCGCTTTCGGATGGTTAAGACGGCTCATGTCCTGCACATCATGCAGACAATGGTCCGCCGGAATGATGTCGTTATATTTGCATACTGCACCGCCCGGTGTCACCGTACTGCGACGCGCTAACTGTTTAATACGTGGATCAGGGCTGTCGAATGTATCCGGCAATGGCAGTCCCTCACCGTATGACATACCATTGGACTGACCAGCAAGCGCGATCACATAGTAATATTCTGGCGCAACAGAAGGCGCTGAGGTCGTCGGACGGTTGCCTGGCTCCTCTGGTGATGAGATGCTCCCCTCACTCACAACTGGCTGGATGAACTCCGCACCATAACCAGCTGTCGAAATCAGCGCACTACCATAAGGCTGCCACCCTTCCTTCAGTTTTTGAGTTATTCGTTTCGCAAGGTCTGACGGCGACGCCGCCCTGACAACATCATAGTGTTTAAATGCCATGAATCCTCCCGGCCGGGATAATATTGTGAGTAAAATAAGGAGCGGGCTGAAGTCCGGAAGTTACAGGACAATGGCAGAAGGAAGACTACAGCCCGAAATACGAAAAAGGCCGCGCAGTTGCGCAGCCTTATGAATCCTGGTTAAAATGATTTCGATTATTAAAACGAGTATCTCATGCAATTGCCCGAACCCACTCGGGCTTTTTTACATGTAAAAAGGCCCCTGCTATGAGAGGCCTTGGTATATGCCTAATCTCTGTATACTGCATGGTGCCGGGTGCCTCCCGGTGAGTTCGGCCTGGTACCACCGAACCCGTGTCGATAATGAATCACAAGCAAGGATTTTTCACCAGTCGCCCCTCCACACAGGGGGATTCACCATGCGAAATTTTTTTAACAAATGCTCAGTCTGACAGGCAACTGTCAACTGACTGAATTGTGACACAGATTACACTTGTTACCCACATACCACGAATCAGGTTATGCCTCAGTCATTATTAAACTGCACTTCAGCAAATCCGGAGCCTGATTCACAGGTACTGGATTTGATTGTGACAGTCATTCCTGTCAACTGAGCACTTTGCAGTAACGGTTGCAGATTCCAGCGACTGGTCCAGTATTCTTTCCCGTCAACCTTCACTGTAAATGTGTCATCCTCATTATACTTGGAAAACTCAATTTTACCTTTAGCACAATCCGCCGCCATTGCATTAACAGAAGCTAATGCAAATAAAACCGCCATAAACATCTTCTTCATGCTTAACTCCTTTATTTACCCGTTGTATATAAAAACTGTGACTTTCTGTTCAGAAACGCTGCAGCTGTATTACTTTCCCATAATGTATTGTTTATTTTTATAACAGGCCTGTCGCCAGTTATCTGACATTCTGGTTGACTCTCTTCATTCACGGCGCGAACAGAACGCGCCCCCTGATGATGGCAATTCAGTATAACGGCCACAGTCCCCAGTATCGCTGATATATTATTAAAGGATATTCTCCCCACTCTGACACCATCCTCTCCCCGATACTCCGGAAGCACATTGCTGATTCGCCCCCAGTTCAGAGTGAGGTCCACGTCTCCCGGCGTCATCGTATACACAGGAGCAGTTTCAGACAGTGCCTGACGAAATTCTCTCTGTATCTGCCTGAAGCGTAAGGCTTCTGCTGTGACAGTGACAAAACGCAGAACTGCTCTGGATGCATCTCTGGTCATTGTATTACCACTGAACTCCATTAACGCCAGATATGATGAAACCAGTGAGTGACGACTGATTTGCATTCCGGAACGTTCCAGCGCTGCGACACGTTGCAGAGTGGTATAACTGCTGTCCGTTGTCATGGAAACCGTTGTCACACCGGGCACTGATATATGTGTAAAATCTGAAAAACGGTAGAAAGTATTTGTTGCCGTATTAACGAACCCGGCCACATATAAATTATTTTGCTCAATAATCAGACGAAGATGGTCAAAACGCGCCTGATAGACATCAAGCCCTCGTATATCCACAGCAAAATAACTGCCCGGTGGGGTGTGGTTAATAACAGACACCGATGTGGTCCCCTGAGATATATGTTCAAGAGGGGTCGATATCTCTGTCCGTATACTATTTAACGAAGAGACATAACTTTGTTGGGTCGAAAAGTCTATCGTAAACTCCCGGGAATAGGATACCGAAGAAAAACCCAGTAACAGGCACAGTACCCATTTAAATAATATACACTTCATATACAGGTGTTCCTTTTGGCTGAAGTAATCAGCACCAGACCCGGCGCAGATATAAAAAAGGCCCGCAAAAGCGAGCCTGGTAAATAAATATGGCGCGTTGTACTGGATTCGAACCAGTGACCGATTGCTCAGAAGGCAATTGCTCTGTCCGGCTGAGCTAACAACGCATAATGCAGATAATGGACCGCCATCGAGGACTCGAACCCCGCGCAGCCAGCTTCGAAGGCTGGCGCTCTGTCCCGATGAGCTAATGGCGGTATGTGATGGTGGCCCTTGCTGGATTTGAACCAGCGACCTGGCGATTATGAGTCGCTCGCTCTCACCACTGAGCTAAAGGGCCGGGAGCAGAATAATAACGGTCCGTAATTAATTCCGCAATAAAAAACCCGCTCAATGGCGGGTTCTGGTAAAGTTCATGCGTTTGGTTCGCCTCGCGATACAGCTTTGCGAAGCTTACCGGAATTGAAGCAGTTTTTACGTCAAAAAGCAATAACTTTTTTCTCTATACCAAAAGCCATAACCATTGGTTTGTACAAAATAAATTCTGCCACCTTTAGCCAATGCTCAATGCGTCTTTCACAGGTTCTTAAACTCCATTCCGGATGTGCATCATTCAGCAGTTCAGCCATTTTGCGCTTAGTCATCCCCCGCCCCACATAACGCTGACTCAGAACATTGAGCAGCCCGGGATAACCTGCCAGTACTTCACCAATAACCCTGTCGATTATTAACGCCTCTGAATCGGTACAATGTGCCAGCCAGCTTTTTTGCTTGCCGTTGATCATATCCCGCAAAAAAGCCTCAAGTTTAGGTTTGTCCAGACCTGCTTTTTTCATCCTCCGGAGCGCCTCGTTAATTGCCGTTTTTGTCAGCTTTTTAGAGGTCAGCAACTGGTTGAACATATTTCCCGTCTTACCG